AACCTACAACTTCGAAGGCTGGCTGACTGGTGAACGGTTGGCCCCAGCGCACAACGTGGAGTACGCCCGTGATGGCTTTCTGCACTGTGTTGACACCACAGACCAGTCCTGTGTTTTGGTGCTGCCAGCCAAGCCGCATGATGGATTCAAAAGCATCGTGCAGGACAAGTTCTCAAGCTGGGAGGCCAGCCCACTGGTCATCCATCGCAACGGCAACCGGATCATGGGGCTTGAAGAGCACCTGACATGCAACCTAAAAAACCAAGTGTTTGCACTGGTCTACACCACGACATCTGCGGGCTGGGTGGTCACGCAAGATTTGAAAATCAACAAGTCAAGAAAGGACTGATGATATGAGTTCACTATCGCAATTTGCGCCGTTTGCCAGCGGCGGTCTGAAGAGTTTTCAGACGGGGTTTGTAAGCACGTCTTCTGCTTCCTCTGGAAGTGGAGAAGATATACGTTTTTTGGATGTTGCCATAAGTAGCGTATCCACCAGTAAAGCAATTCCTAATATGTTTGGTAGCGGGGCACGCGCAGATATTCCTATTATTGCAGCCTACAGCTGGGCTGGTGATAACATAACTGTGGGTATAGTGCTGCCGAGATTAACCTCAAGCACAAACCTACGCCTTAGTGTTAACGGCGACTTAGGGGCTTATGGTGGCACGACCACCGCCATCGTTGGTCGCTGGCAAGTCGCTGAAGCAAACTAAGGAATCACCATGAGCTTTTACTACGCACAACTTAACGCCAGCAATATTTGCGAAGGCGTTTCCCAACTAAGCGGCCCTGTTGATGTGTCGCACATGATCGCCATCACGCAAGAGCAATACGAGTCCGGCTCTGTGATGGGCCAGCAATACAACGCCGCCACGCAAACGTGGGTGGTTGTTACTCCTGCTCCGGCACCGGACACATGGGTCATCACGCGCAACGCCTTTCAAAACCGCTTCCCAATGACGGCCAACGGCGTGAGCACCAAGTACGACCTGATGACGTTGTTCTTGGCCGACACCGGCTATGCAGCCTCTCTTGGCGTGACCGGCTCCGACTTGTACAGCCTGCGTTCGATCATCATCACCGGCAACAACCGTCTGGGGGTGGTGTCTAGCGTAAACCTGCAGGCACAGGAAACCATCGATTACGTGAACATGACCACAAACGTAGCATTCCCCGAAGTGTTCCGTTTGACGACAGCCGAGGCAAACACGCTTCTGACAACGCCCGCAGCGGGCAACGAAACCCCATGAACCGCACCCTGGTTGCCAGCTTGACCATCACTGCTTCGGCGCTGGTGGGTTTGGCTGTGCATGAGGGGTATTGCGGGGAAGCATGTATCCCAGTCAAAGGTGACAGGCCAACGCTCGGGTTTGGTGATGCGCAGGGCGTGAAGCTCGGGCAAAAGACCGATCCGGTGCGGGCGCTGATCCGGCTGAACTTTCAAGCCGAGGCTTTCCAGCATGCCATGCGCCAGTGCGTTGGAGATGTGCCCATGTACCAGCACGAGTGGGATGCGTACGTCTCACTTGCGTTCAACATCGGGGTTGGCAAAGACGGTGTGGCAGACGGCTTTTGTTACGTCAAGCGCGGGGGCAACTCGACCATCGTGCGGCGGCTTAAGGCCGGGGATTACGCCGGAGCCTGCCAAGGGATTCTGGCATGGAACAAGTTTAACGGGCAACCCTTGCAGGGGCTGACGAACCGCCGACAGTCGGAATACCAACAGTGCATGGGTGTCAAATGATCTACACGCACGTTACGGCTGGCTTGCTCGGGTTCACTGTTGCGGCCCTTGGTGTGTGGCAGGTGCAGGACTGGCGCTACAACGCCCGGATTTCACAAATGCAAGAGGCTCATGCGGTGAGCCTGAAAAACCTGACCGAAGCCGCCCGAGCGCAGGAGCACGCGCTTGGGGAGGCTAAACAAAAAGCAGAGGAGGCCTATGCCGTTCAAAAACGCAAATCAGATGTGGCTGCTCGCAACGCTCGCGCTGAGCTTGATGGGTTGCGCAACGAACTCTACGCTCTCCCAGCCCCCGACAAGATCGGTGAGAGTCCCGCCGCCGCCCCCGTTGCTCATGCAGCCACCGTTGAGCGAAAATTACTCGGAGAGTGTGCGTCAGCTCTTGTTGAAGTGGCGGCTGGAGCTGATGGCTTGGCAGCGCAACTCGTAGGCCTGCAAAACTACGTGATGGCGGCCCGCGAACACCTCGACATCGCCGAAACGCAACTCGTAGGCCTGCATAGCTACGTGAGCAACATCTGTGTAGCGCCAAAGTAAGTTAAGTGCAAAAAGCCTCCCAGGTTTTTAACACCTTGCCGATGACTATGAATTGCAGCGATAATCCAACCACCAGGCGCTCGCTGCATCAGCGGCTTTATCCCAATGCGGAGAGCTTATGTACACCATGACTTACACCAGCCTGCTCGAGGACGTTCGACGTTACCTTGAGCGAGGCTTCACAGCCGAGAGCGATAAAATCGTCTACGAGCAACTGCCTCGCCTGATCACTTTGGGCGAGCGCCGCATTTCGCGCGAGCTGAAAATCCAGGGTTTCATCCGTGCTGTTCAAACCCCGCTGCAAATTGGCGTTGCCACCTACCGCAAGCCCGACCGCTGGCGCGACACCATCAGCATGACGCTTGACGGGCAGCCCATTTTTGCCCGGTCGTATGAGTATTGCCGCAGCTACTGGCCCAATGAGGCCGTGACGGCTGTGCCGCAGTTTTATGCCGACTACGATTACAACCACTGGCTGATCACCCCGACGCCTGTTGCAGCGCAGACGCTGGAGGTCCTGTACTATGAGCAGCCTCGTTTTCTTGGCGAAGATTTCCAGACCAATTGGGTCACCGAATATGCGCCCGATCTTTTGCTGTACGCGACGCTGCTTGAGGCTTCGCCGTTCTTGAAGAATGACCAGCGGATTGGCACCTGGCAGCAGATGTACGACAGGGCTGCCCAGGCAATCAGCGGCGAGGACATGAAACGGATCATGGACCGCAGCGCTCAACGGAGTGAAGCATGAAGTCGCATCCGTATTACACCTACTTTCACACCAGAAATGATACTGGTGGGGTGTTTTACATCGGCAAAGGTAAGGCTTGGCGCGCCAATATGACCAACCGCAACAAGATGTGGAAAGCGATTGCTGAGTGGCATAAAAAATCGTCTGAGGCTCAAGTTGGAAGAAAATTTTCTGAAGAACATCGGGCAAAAATATCGGCGGCTGGAATTGGTCGTGTATCCGCAAACAAAGGCAAAATCTTGTCACAGGAATGGCGCGAAAAAATGTCGGTCGCCGCAAAAGGTAGGCCAAAGTCTGAAGAACATAAAGCAAAGATCAAGGCCGCTCACGTTGCTCGGGTTGCCAGATTTAAAGCGGAGAAATTGCAATGACAACCTACACTTCGGTTTTTGGCGGTGCCAACATCTACCCCAGCGAGGTCGATTACAGCGCCTTGGCCCTGGCCGTCAACACCACGCTGAGTTGGCCAGAAGAAACAAGTGCCAGCACAAATCTGGCCACCAAGATCATGGACGTCACCCCGGCGTCCTCTGGTCTGTCGGTGACGCTGCCTGCGGCCAACAAAACAGGCCGTGGACAGACCATCTTGTTCAACAACAAGGGCGCTCACACATTCACCGTTCGAAATGCAACGGGTGTGCAAGTTGTTTCAATTGATCCTGGCGTTTTGTGGCAGGTGTACCTCGCAAACAACAGCACAGCCGCTGGCGTGTGGACTGCGCTGCAGTACGGTGCTTCGACTTCGCAGGTCAATGCCTCGTCGTTGGCTGGTACCGGCATCGTGGCCGTGGGCACGCTGCTCTCGCAGTCCGTTCCCGTCACGCAGTTCAACAGCAACTACTCAGCCGGGGTGCAGGACCGGGCGCGCATGTTTGTCTGGACCGGGGCGGCTGGGACTTTTGGCCTCCCGGCACCGACAACGGTTGGCGACAATTGGTTTTGCTACCTGCGCAACTCGGGCTCTGGTGTGATTTCAGTTGATCCAACTGGTACGATCCTGATCAACGGCGGAGCGTCAGTTTCGTTCCAGCCTGGTGATTCGGCAATCCTCGTAACGGACGGCGCAAACTACTTCACGATCGGATTTGGCCAGTCTGCAATTTTTGCCTTCGATTACACCAGCATCAATGTCTCGGGCACGGGTAATTACACGCTTTCGGGCACCGAGTTGAACCGCATTGCCTACGGCTTCACGGGCACGCTGACTGGCAATCGGAACATCATCGTGCCTGCCACGGTGCAGCAATATTGGGTCAACAACGAGACAACAGGTGCCTTCAATTTCACGGTGAAAACATCGGCAGGCACCGGCGTCTTGGTGGCGGCAGGATCGCGCTCGATTTTGTACTGCGACGGCACCAACGTGGTCAACGCTGACACGGCTGGCCTGGCTGTGCCCATTCAGGTATCAAACGGCGGCACAGGCGCAATAACGGCTGGAGCGGCCCGCATCAACTTGGGGGCGACCGCAACAGGTGATGCGCTGTTCACAGCCGCAAATGGTCCGGCTGCATACGCAGCCCTTGGCATCGCGCCTGCCGGTGTTGTTGTTGGCGGGACATTCTGATGCCAACGCAAATCCTGCGATCACAGCCGGGCATCAAACGCGACGGCACCAAGTTTGAAGGCGACTTCTATGTTGACGGCCAGTGGGTTCGTTTTCAACGTGGGCTGCCTCGCAAAATTGGCGGGTACCGCTCGATTTCAAAATACCTCACCGAGATTTCGCGCGGCTTCAACAGCTTCACGCAGCAACTGTTGCAGTATTGCCACAGTGGTGGTCCCGGCACGCTGGAGCGTTTCACGATTGACGCCAGCAAGAACGCCAGCCTGATTACCAACCGAACCCCTGTGGCCGTGGCCGCAACGGGCACGGTGACGCTGACAAGCGGGGCATCTGGGGCGGTCAACGGCATCACGGTAAACGGCGTTCAGATCATGTCAGGCGCGGTGTCCTTTGCCACGGACCTGGCCACGACTGCCGCAGCCGTGGCGACCAACATCAACCTGCACACATCCAGCCCCGATTACACGGCGGTCGCCGTTGGTCCGGTGATCACCATCACGGCTGTGACGGCTGGCGTGGCCACCAACGGATTTGTGGTCACAGCCACAACAACAACGATCACGGCCACGGACACCGACATGGTGGGCGGCTCTGACGCGCTTGCGGTATCGGATGCCAACC